TCCTGCTCGCGCGCCAACGCGAGGCCGTCCAGAACGCGCGTCACCAGTACAGATTCAAGATCAAGCATCTCAACTTGTGGGTGTCGTCCCGGGGCGCGTTCTACAACACGCAGCGCTGGACAGGGCTCGGCGACGCCGCAATATGCCTCGACGAGTTGGGGGGCCGTGACTGCTACCTCGGCCTCGACTTGGCGTCGAAGGTTGATCTCGCCGCGATGGGCCTCCTGTTTGCACCCGAAGATGAAGGACCGTGGACGTTCTTGCCGCGGTTCTATTTGCCCGAGCAGCGGCTAGAGGACCCCGAGGCAGACCGCTACCGGGGCTGGGCCGAGGACGGCCATGTGGTCGTTACGGACGGGACCAAGATCGACCTGCAGCGCATCCAGGACGACGTGGGCGAGTTGGCCAGCCAGGTTCACGTGCTCGGCGTCGCGTACGACCCGTGGCAGGCTGCGCAACTCGCGGGCAACCTCGAGCGGGACGGGCTGATGGTCGTCGAGTTCCGCCAGACCGTGCAGATGATGTCTGAGCCGATGAAGGAGTCGGAGGCGCTGATCTTGTCGGGAGGCATCCGGCACGACGGCAATCCGGTCATGGCTTGGATGATCAGCAACGTGGTCGCGAAGACGGACGCGAAGGACAATGTGTACCCGCGAAAAGAGCGGGAGCGGGACAAGATAGACGGCCCGGTGGCACTCATTATGGCGCTTGGGATGGCGATCCGTGAAGAGGCCAAGCCGCGGCTCGGATGGCTCCTCTAACCTCCGAGGGAATCAACCCATGAGTACGACCGCACTACCGACCGAAGACCGCCCGATCCGGATGGCCCCCGAGCTGGCGGCCGAGGTCGAGAAGATTTTGAAGCCGCTGAAGGGCAGGGACCTCGATGCTGGCCGTTCGGCCGTGACGCGCGTCTATCGCTCAGGCATGGCGGGCGGCTTCGGCGATCTCGTCGCTGCGTACCGTGAGGCGATCGAGGAGGCGGTCACGGCGCCGTGAGCCCGTTCCAGTTGCTCCGTGCCTCTGTTAGCCGTTGGCTGGCGGGCAAGAAAGCGCTGACTTTCGTGTCGGTCGACGGCCAGGTCGACGGCTTCGATCACGGCCTGCCTCGCACCCGTTATCCGTATGGGCGGGACGTGAGGGGTGGGCTCGATTCAAACGTCGTCATGGCGCCGGTCAACTGGATCATCCGCAACTTCACGGAAGCCGAGTTGCGGATGCAGCGGCGCACCGCGGGCATGTGGGACCCTGTCGAAGACCATCCGCTCGTCGAGCTCGTCGATCGCCCGACGCCGTTCTACGACGGCGACCTACTCTGGAAGGCGACGCTCGTCAGCTACACGCTCGACGGCAACGCGTACTGGCTCAAGATCAGGAACGCATTCGGCGAGGTCGTGCAGCTTTGGTACATCCCGCACTTCCTGATCCGTCCCGAGTTCCCGCGCGACGGCTCGACCTTCATTAGCCACTACCAGTACACGCCCGAGTTCGGCAGTGCGCCCCACAACCTGCCTGTCGACGACATAGTGCATTTCCGGTTCGGGCTCGACCCGCGGAACGTGCGCATCGGCCTGTCACCGTTGAAGCCGCTGCTCCGTGAGGTGTTCACGGACGAGGAGGCGTCGAACTTCAGCGCATCCATCCTGCGCAACATGGGGGTCCCCGGCGGCATCATCGCCCCGAAGGACGTATCCGCGCTGCCCTCGAAAGAAGACGTCGAAGCGATGAAGGCGTACATGCGCTCCGGCTTCACGGGCGACAAGCGTGGCGAGTGGTTGGTGCTCGGCACGCCTACGGAGACAGCGCAATTCGGGTTCGACCCCCAACAGCTCATGTTAGGGAACCTGCGCGACATCGCCGAGGAGCGCGTGTGCGCCGTGCTCGGTATTCCTGCCGCGGTCGTCGGGTTCGGTGCCGGCCTCCAGCAGACGAAGGTCGGCGCGACGATGAAGGAACTGCGCCGGCTCGCGTGGACCTCGTGCCTCCAGCCGATGCAACGCACGCTGGCCCGTCAGCTCACGTCGTCGCTGGTGCCGGAGTTCATGAGCCAGTCACGCCGTTTCCGTCTCTCGTTCGACGTGTCTCAGGTGCCGGCGTTCCAGGAAGAGGAGACCGAGCAGGCCCGGCGGATCACGCTCCTGGTCGAGAAGGGCGTGCTACGCGTCGACAAGGCGCAGGAGAAGCTCGGCCTAGAGGTCGACCCCAGCCAGGCCGTGTACCTGCGCCCATCGAGTGTGGTCGCGGTCGCGGAAGGGGACGCGGGCATTGTCAAGCCTATGCCGCCGACCGAACCGGGCGCTCCGGGCGACGAAGACGAAGGCGATGATGCAGTGGCCGCCGGCAAGAATCGCGTGCGTGGACACCTCGAGGGCACCAACGGTCGGAGGGAGTGAAATGGACATGATGCACAAGTCGATGGGGGTTGCTTCCGGGGTGGAGGTCAAGGACGCCGAGAAGGGCATCGTGGAAGCAGTGGTCGGGCGCGTCGGTGTCAAGGACTTGGACGACGACGTGTTCTTGCCCGGGGCGTTCGGCGATCGCCCCGTTCGCGTAGGGGCCTACAACCACCGCTCGTGGCCAAGTCGGGGCGGCCTGCCTCCAGTTGGAAAGGGCCGCATATACGAGCGCGGGGACGAGGTTCGCGCGGAGATCCAGTTCTTCATGAGCACGTCCGACGGCCGCGAGTCCTTCGAGCAAGTGAAGGAGATGGGGGATCTTCAGGAGTGGAGCTTCGGGTGGCTTCCTGGCGCCGAGAAGCAGATCAAGGTGACTGATCGGCAGAAGGAAGATGGGGTGCGGCGTGCGTTTAGCCACGTCCCGGTGGCGGAGGTGTCGCCCGTTCTGCTCGGTGCGTCTATCGGTACGAGGACGATGTATGCGAAGTGCGACGCGTGCGGAGCCGAGGTTGAGGACGAGGCGGGCGAGCCGCCGGAGGACCCACCCGAGCTACGCGCCGAGATCGAGGCCGAGGTCCGGAGGGCGCGTGAACTGCTGGAACGGGCCTCCGAGGCATGAGTGAGACCACGCTCCGTTGCAAGCGGTGCGACTACTGGCTGGGTGAATCCGCCGTGCCCGTCATCGTCGTCGCGCTTGTGAAACGAAGCGAAGAGGTGACGATCTCGGCGCCGCGCGACCTGCGTATCTGCGGCGGCTGCAAGAGCGTGAACGTGCTGGTGCCGATCGCGGACATTGACAGGCTGCGGGCGGTCGTGGTAGCATAGGTCTGTAACGACGGCCCACTTGACGGCTGAGGGTTAGCCAGTACGCGGCCAGACGGTGCAAATACCGCACCGGCTCGGCCGCGTTTTCTGTTCTACCCGGCCACCGGTGCTCACACGGGGGGCCGGAATGGCTACCAAGCTCGTTGAGCTGCGGGAGAAGCGGGACGCGAAGGACGCTCTCGTTCGCCAGGTGCTGGATCAGGCAGGCGAAGACCTCGACTTCTCAAAGGTCAAGTGCCTGGGCGAGGGACTGGACACCCAGGCGAAGGTCGAGCAATTCCGCGGCCTGAACGCCGAGCTGGCAGACCTCGAAACCGACATCCGCGGGCGCGCGGCCCTTGAGGCCGCGGCGAAGGCGCGTGCCGCCAACGGCGACATCTCGCGCACCCCCGCCGGCCCGAGCGCCCCGCATCCTTCCGACGACGGTGAAGCGCGGTCCCCGGTCAGTATGAAGGCGATCGCGGACCGGCTCATCGCGTCCGAGGAGTACAAGGCATACCGAGAAGACGGTGCCAAGGGCTTCTCGATGATGTTCGACGACGTCGACCTCAAGACGCTCATGTCCACGACGCAGGGCTGGGCGCCCGACTCGGACCGGACGGGCAGGCTCGTCGAGGCGGTCACCCGCCCGATCCAGATCCTCGACCTCATCCCGGTGGGCGACACGGACTCGAACTCCGTCACCTACTGGGAGGAGACGCTTCGCACGCACGGCGCAGCCGAAAAGGTCGAGGGCGCGGCCTACGCCGAGTCCGCGTTCGAGTGGACCGAGAAGACCTCCCAGGTCCGCAAGATCACCGATTCGCTGCCGGTGACGGACGAGCAGCTCGAGGACCGCTCGCAGCTGCGTACCCTGCTCGACCAGAGGCTCGGGTTCGGTGTGCGCCAGCGGCTCGACCTCCAGGTCGTGGACGGCGACGGCGTGCCGCCGAACCTGGAAGGCATCACCAACGTCGCCGGCATCCAGACGCAGGCGAAGGGCGCGGATCCGCGCTTCGACGCAGTCCACAAGGGCATCACGAAGGTGCGTGTGACGGGCCGGGCGATGCCTGGTGCGATCGTGATGCACTCCAACGACTGGCAGGAGATCCGTCTGACCCGGAC